AGCGCCTCTTCACACACAAGGAAAAAACATGGGGGCAATCCTATGTCAATGACGGATGTTAATGAGACCGGCACCAGGCTCGATAAACTCAAAGAACTGGCCGAAATCATAGCCGGCCAGATAGACAATATCACATACGCGAAGGACCTGCCGCCACTCGCGAGGCAGTATAGGGAGACATTGGCGGCGATCGCGGAACTGGAGGGCGAGAACAATGAAGGCGATGACATCGCAGCACTGCTCGACCAGCGTGCCGCTGATGGGAAGTCAGGAGCCGTCCGCAAGAGTCGCGCCTGATTACAGAGAGACGGATGGCGGAGACGCGGCCAGGCTTGTGGCGGCCGGCGGCGTGATTCTGGATCCGTGGCAGACGGCAGTCCTGGAGGACTGGATGGCGCTGACGCCAGGCAGGAAATGGATGTGCCGGACATGCGGCGGAAGCGTGGCGCGGCAGAACGGCAAAACAGGCCTTGTGCAGGGCAGGGCAGCGGCGGGAATGTTGCTTTACAACGAAATGATCATCTACACGGCACACCTTCAGAAAACGTCAACAGAGACGTTCGAAGAAATGGCCGTGTTTTTTGATTCGCCAAAATGGCGGAAATATCTAAAGGATGTCAAGACGGCGCTCGGCCGTGAGCGGATCATCTTAAAAAGCGGGGCGAATATCAAATTTCTTGCGCGAACCCGTTCCGGCGGACGTGGGCAGCATGGCGACCTGCTTATATTTGACGAAGCGCAGGAACTGGACGAAGACCAGCAGGCATCATTCCTGCCGGCTATCTCGGCAAGCCTCAACCCCCAGACGATCTACATCGGCACGCCCCCGGAGCCGCAGTCTCCGGGCATCGTGTTCCGCGGGATCCGCGACAAGGCCCTTGCCGGCAAGACCACAACAACGGCATGGTTTGAGTATTCCGTGCCGGAGATAGGCGATGTGACGGACCAGAGGCGATGGGCAGATACCAATCCAGCGCTCGGCCGCAGGATCCTGCTCTCGACCATCGAGGGCGAGTGCGAACAGATGCCGGCAGACACGTTTGCGCGTGAACGGCTCGGCTGGTGGTCTCCTGTAGCGGTCCAGCGGATTGATTATGCGATCAAGGCCGATGTCTGGGACGCCTGCGTGTCCGATAAACCAAAGCCCGAAGGCAAGACGGCCTATGGCGTCAAGTTCTCGCCAGACGGCTCTGAGGTCTGTCTGTGCGGTGCGGTCATTCCCGCGGATGGCCCTGCGCGGATCTCGCTGATCAAGCGCGAGAGCAACAACAGGGGTCTCAGATGGCTTGCGGAATGGCTCAATGAGCGATACACAAAAGCATCCTGCGTGGTGATTGACGGCAGGAACGGCGTTGACGCGCTGATCGACAAGATCGCAGACACCTGGAAAATGAAAAACTCCATCATACGACCCTCTGCCAAAGACCTGATCGGCGCGGTCGGAATGCTCTGCGATGCGCTGACTGACAGGTCGGTAACGTGGTACAGGGGGCAGGAGATGTTAAGGGAAAGTGCTGTCGGCGCGGTCAAGAGACCCGTGTCTGGCGGCTGGGCGTTTGGCGGAGACAATGCCATACCCATAGAAGCGTGTGCGCTGGCATATTACGGCGCGAAGACATCGCGGAGAGATCCGCAGAAGAAAATGAGGATCGGATAATGCTCGGAATAACTGTAGAACAGGTCCGCGGTCTGGGCGATTATGAGCGGACGAAGCTGCGGAAGCTGATTGATATTTACAACGCCCATGCCGCAAAGAACCATGCGAAGAACCGATATTACGAAGGCAAGGTAAGCCTGCACGAGGTCAATCTCGGCATAGCGCTCCCGGAGACATTCTCAAAACTTGAGATCGGGTGCTCCTGGGGCGCAAAAACGGTTGACGTGCTTGCGTCTCGCTCGATGTTTGACGGGTATGTCGGTGCTAATGGCGCGGACAGCACAGAGATGGACCAGATCGTGCAGGACAACAATCTGATCGCGGAGTACATCAAAGCGTGCCGTGACGAGTTGAAATACGGCTGCACGTTTGCCACCTTGTCCGCAGATGACAAGATCGGCGCGCGGATCCGTTTTCATTCTCCCCAGACAGCCGCTGCCATCTGGGACGGCGAGGCGGGCAGAATTGACTGCGGCATGGCCATTGTTGACACGCTTCCCGCAGAGAACAGTCCGAACGGAGTGGCGTGGACGCCGTCGGTGATCAATATGTATACGGTCGATACGGTATGGGTGATCACGAAACGCTCAGAAGCCATCTGGGACGCTGTGCCGTACCGTCATCGCATGGGCAGACCGCTGATGGAGCCCATGATCTGGAACGCCACCAGCAACAAGCCATTCGGGCGGTCTCGAATCAAAGAACCTATTCGCAGGCTGATACAAGGTTATGTTCGGACCATCGCAAATGCGACCATTGGCCTTGAGTTTGCGACCAGCCCGCAGAAATACCTACTCGGCGTGACGGATGAGCAGTATGACGCCGTCATCAACCAGAAATTCCGCCAGTATGTCGGGAGCATTCTGGCATCGACCACAAACCCGGAGACAGGCGAGAAACCCACATTCGGACAGCTGACGCAGGGGAACATATCTCCGCACGTTGAGATGATCAGAATCCTTGCGACCCAGTTCTCCGCGGCCACGGGCCTGCCGGTCACGGATACGGGCGTGGTGAACGATGCGAACCCGACCAGCTCGGACGCTATCGAAGCGCAGACAAAGACTCTGGTCGGCCTTGCCGAAGAGCTGAACACAGGGAACGGAGACGCGTTGCGGACAATCGCGCGGATGGCACTCGCAATCGCGAACAATACCACACTGGAAGAGCTGACCGATGAGCAGGCCGGCATCATGGCGCACTTTAAGAATCCGGCTATGCCGTCTGTGGCAGTCACGGCAGACGCGGCGATTAAGATAGCATCCGCACGGCAGGGATTTGCTCAGACGGACACGTTTTTGGAGATGGTCGGATTCTCGCCGGCAGATGTCCGGCGCATCAAAGCGCAGGAGACCAGAAGCCGCGGCCTGCAGGTGCTTGAAGAAATATCCATGATTGGAGCTGAGGCCGAATGATTTGGATATCAGACGAGGTATGGGATGCCTATATCACAGGCTTGCGGAAGATAAACCAGAAGGCTTCGCAGGATATGTTCAAGTACCTGGCGACACATGACTGGGCGGCGGACAACGCCGCGAAGCAGGCGGCCATTGATTACGCCTTCGCGCTGTCGACTAAGTACGGAGAGGGCGCTTCGGAGCTTGCTTGTGAAATGTATGACTCCATCATGGCGGCATCCGGGTATCCGGTCTATGAGGCAGTTCCGGCAGATACGGCGTCTATCTCGGAGGTGGCAAAGGCATTCAATGGCACGGCAAAAACCGGAAACCCGCAGATTATGGCGGATGCAATCGGCAGGCTTGTGAAGCTCGCCGCTGCAGACACTACGCTGCAAAACGCCAAGAGGGACGGCGCCCAGTTTGCATGGATCCCACGCGGAGACACGTGCGCGTTTTGCCTGGCTCTCGCATCCCGCGGATGGCAGAACATCTCGAAGGCGACCCTGCGGAAGGGGCATGCCGAGCACATTCATGCTAATTGTGATTGCCAATATGCCGTTCGCATGAACGACAGCATGGACGTGGCCGGCTATAACCCGGAGGCGTACAGACGCATGTATTATGACGCCGACCTTGACGGCCAGTCGCCTACGCCCGAGCACCGCATAAACGCCATGAGACGGCAGATGTACCAGCACAACAAAGATGAGATCAATGCCCAGAAGCGGGCCGCATATGCCAAACGGCAGGAGCGGAACGCACCAAAAGCGGAAGAAGCAGACGTCAGATGATGCCTGTTTTTTTTATATCAAATTTAGTCCGGCGGGACGTAAAACACAGCGACCGCAGTGAAGCGACCACGTATAAAAGCGTAGCGGAGGAGGTATCGCATGAAACGTACTGACATCACGTCTCTGTTCCCCGATGCCACGGAAGAGCAGGTAAACACTCTGATGGGTATCAATGGCAATGACATCAACAACGCCAAAAAGGGGACGGAGGAGCTGCAGGCATCCCTTGCCTCGGCACAGGCGGAACTGGAGACCCTCAAAAGCGCATCGACAGAGAGCGACCTGCAGGACGCCCTCAAAAAAATATCCGAACTGCAGGCGGATATCGACCAGCGGAATGCCGCTGACGCGCTCAGAGAACTGAGGGAGAAGGTTTCGACAGAAACGGGAATCCCGGCCAAGCTGTTGACCGGCGAGGACGAAGCAACATGTAAACAGCAGGCGGAGGCGATAAAGGCCTTTGCCAAGCCGTCATACCCGCAAGTCAGAGACGCCGGCGAGCCTCACGAGACCCCGGCACTGTCAACCCGCGAGCAGTTCGCGGAATGGCTTAATTCACAGTAAAGAAAGGAATATAAAACAATGGCAGGTACACCGACCAACAGAACCAACATTTCACTTCCTACAGACATTTCTCAGGAAATCATTGCAAAAACTCAGGAAGCGTCCGCAGTCATGCAGCTGGCGCGCCAGATCGCACTGCCCGGCAGAGGCCTGACGATCCCGGTGATCACCGATGACCCGGAAGCCGCATGGGTAGGCGAGACCGAGGCAAAGACGGTCGCAAATCCGACTCTTGGTACCAAGATCATGCAGGCCTACAAGCTGGCCGTCATCGTTCCGTTCTCTAAAGAGTTCAGACGTGACGCCGCAGCTCTGTATGACGAGCTGGTCCGCAGACTTCCGGCCGCTCTGGCCAAGAAGTTCGATGCCACCGTGTTTGGCACCGGCAACGCTCCGGGCAACAACTTCGATACTTTCGCATCCGCTACCGCTCAGAGCATCTCCACAGATGCCTATGATGGCATCGTGGCGGCCCAGACCGACATCGCTGTCCATGGCGGTATTCTGAACGGTTTCGCACTGTCTCCGCAGGCGCAGGGTATTCTGCTTGCCGCCAAAGACGGGAATGAGCGTCCGCTGTTCATCAATTCCGTGGCTGAAGGCGCCATCCCGGTTATTCTGGGCGCTCCGACTTATATCAGCAAGGGCGCATACGTCTCCGGCACTCCGAACACTGTCGGCGTGGCAGGCGACTGGTCTCAGGCCATGTACGGAACTGTTGAGGGCGTGATCGTGGATTACTCCGAGGACGCCACCCTGGTATCCGGCAACACAACCATCAACCTGTTCCAGCAGAACATGTTCGCTGTTCGCGCTGAGATCGAGGTCGGATTCCGCGCCGACCTGTCCGTGTTCAATCGCCTGACTGCGACTGCATAATGGTTCGGTTTATCCATAAAGTCACCGGCACTGAAATGTGGGTCGCGGAAGAGCGTCAGGAAGAGTACAAGGCGGCAGGTCACAAACTTGTCGCTCCTGACAAACCCGCAGTGAAGAAGCCGGCGAAAACACCGAAGAAAACGAGGTGATCCAGATGGCCTATGCGACAGTAGACGATTTGCAGGACCGCATGGCGCAGACGCTGTCTGCGGAAGAAGAGACCGTGTGCGCGTCCCTTCTGGACGATGCCGCGGCGCTGATTGACGCATACGCGCCTGACGCGTCAGAGGAAATCAAAAAGATAGTCTCTTGCCGCATGGTCATCCGTGCGGTAAGCGATTCCGGCATGGACGGTACGCCGATCGGGGCAACGCAGGGATCTACGGCAGGACTCGGCTATTCCCAGTCCTGGACGATCGGAAGCGGCGGCGCCATGGGCGAGCTGTATCTCGGAAAGACGGAAAAGAAGCTGCTTGGGGTCGGCAATAAAATCGGCTCGTACAGCCCTCTGGAGGAGGTACCATGCGCGGGATCACAGTAACGCTTTATGAGAAACGTAACGCAGGAACGGATCCGTTCGGCAACATCATCTGGGAAGAGACCCCGGCCAGCGTGGACGATGTCCTGATCGGCGAGCCTACCACGGACGATATCACGTCAAGCACTCAGCTTTACGGGAAAGTGATCCGCTACATGCTCGGGATCCCGAAGGGTGACCGGCACACGTGGGAAGATTCCCGCATCGAATGGACGGACGCGTACGGCACTCTGCACCGTGTCCGCTCATTTGGCAAGTCCATCACGGGCATCGAGGCGAACATCCCGACCCGGTGGCACAAGAAAGTCAGGTGTGAGGACTATGGCGAAAGCACTGAAGAAGTTTGAGCTCAACAGAGCCGGCGTCCGAGAGCTGCTGAAGTCCTCAGAGATGCGGACCGTCCTGCAGGGATACGGCGATGCCGCAATCAGCAGACTGGGCGAGGGCTATGACGCCGTGCCCGGAGATACAAGCGAGAGCGTCCGTGCGAAGGTCAAGGTCATGGCGACCACGTACAAGACCCGCATGGACAATTTGAAGAACAACACGATTCTGAAAGCCGTAGGAGGTGGAGCATGATCGAGGTCATCATTAAGAACTATCTCGAGCCGATTCTCGGCGTGCCCGTCTCCACGGAGCACAAAGAGAACGACCCGCAGACGTTCGTTATCATCGAGCGTGTCGGCGGGGGCTCTGAGAATCACGTCCGTACGGCATCGGTGGCTATCCAGTCATATGCGCCGACCATGTATCAAGCGGCACAGCTTCACGAGCAGGTGCTGGCGGCCATGGATAACATCATGGCACTGGATGACATCGGATGGTCGAGCCTCAATGCCGAGTACACCTATACAGACGAAGAAACCAAGAAACCCAGATATCAGGCGCTGTTTGATATCTCCTACTACTGAGAGGTGAGAAAATGCCCGATACTACAACGAATAATGTATCAAATGTATCAGTTGGCAAGCCGCGGATCATTGGCGGCATCTACCGCGCACCGGCAGGCACGGCGCTTCCGACCGATGCCGTGACGGCGCTGTCGTCTTCTTTTAAGTCCCTCGGATACATCGCAGAGGATGGCGTTGAGAACAGCTTCACATCCACATCCGAGAGCTACCGCGCATGGGGCGGCGATGTGGTGCTGACTTATACCACAGAGACCACAGACACCTTTGCCTTCGGCATGATCGAGACGATCGCCAATGACGAAGTGCTGAAGACCTGGTTTGGCAATGCCAACGTCAGCGGCGCGCTTGCTACCGGCATCACAGCCCGCGCCAATGCGGCAGACCTTGAGGAGGCCGTCTATGTCATCGAGCTGACACTCCGTGGCGGAGTGCTCCGCAGGATCGTCATCCCGAACGGCAAACTGACTGAGCGCGGCGCGGTGACGTACGCAGACGAAGAGGTCATTAACTATCCTGCAACCATCACGGCGATGGCAGGATCTGACGGCGATACTCACAAAGAGTACACCCAGAGCGCACCGACAACCTGATAGGAGGGCAAAAACATGTTAAGTGGCGTAACAGAATCAGGCTTTCGCTTTGAGATTGACGAAGAAGTAATGGACGATATGGAGTTCCTGGAGATCCTCGTGGACATTTCCAAAGGGGACAAAACCAAACTTCCTGATTTCGTCCTGGCATTTTTCGGCGCTGAGCAGAAGGCGCGCCTCTATGACCACTGCCGGTCTGAAAAGGGGCGTGTCCGTCTCAGCAAGGTTGAGGAAGAAATCAAGAGTGTGTTTGACGCTATCCGCGATAACCGCGAAGGGACGGCGGCAAAAAACTCCTGACCCTCGCCGCGATGCTCGCGCGGTCAGAGGACGCACTGGTCTGTGATTTTGCGGAAACCTACCATGTTTTGGACTGGCGGGCGCTCCCGTTAAAGACCGCTGCGACTCTGGCCTGCGGGCTCCGTGATGACAGCAGGATAAAACTGCTGATATCCGGCACCAGATACCGCACGGATACAATGCTGCTTGCCGGCATAGCGGACCGGCTGTCAATACTCGCATGGCAGCAGACCAAAGACGGGCGGCACGGCACGAATAAGCCGAAGATGATCCTTGACGAGATGGCAAAGAAACAGAAGCCGAAAGCCATATCGTACGGAACCCCGGACGAGTATCTTGCAGCGAGGGAGAAGATAGTGGAGAGAATAAACAATGGCGGGAACTAATCTCGGAACAGCATATGTGCAGATCATGCCGTCTGCAAAAGGTATCAGCGGAATGATATCCAGCGAGCTGGGCGGAGAGGCCGCCAAGGCAGGAGAGTCTGCGGGCGCGTCCCTTGTCGGAAAACTGAAGGGCGCCATCGCAGCGGCCGGCCTTGCCGAGTTCGTCAAGGCGTCACTCGATGCCGGCGGAGCTATCCAGCAGTCCTTTGGTGGCCTTGATACGCTCTATGGTGAGGCGTCAGAAGCCGCAAAGAACTATGCCATCGAGGCGTCAAAGGCCGGCATATCCGCGAATAACTACGCCGAACAGGCCGTCAGCTTCGGCGCTGCGCTGAAGGCTGCTTATGGCGGAGACACGTACAAAGCCATGGAGGCGGCAAACACTGCCATTCTGGACATGGCGGACAACTCGGCCAAGATGGGCACGGATATCAATTCCGTACAAATGGCATATCAAGGCTTCGCGAAGCAGAATTATACGATGCTGGACAACTTGAAGCTCGGATATGGCGGCACCAAGACAGAGATGGAGCGCCTGCTTGCAGATGCCGAAAAGCTGACGGGCATACACTACAACATTGACAATCTCGGGGACGTGTACAGCGCCATTCACGCCATACAGGGCGAGCTCGGCTTGACGGGCGTAGCAGCAGAAGAAGCCTCTACGACATTTACCGGCTCATTCGGCGCCATGCAGGCAGCGGCCACGAACTTCCTCGCCAGCCTGTCGCTTGGCGAGGGCGTAGGACCTGCGCTGAGCACGCTGATTGATACGGCGTACACGTTCCTGGTCGATAACTTGTTCCCGATGGTCGGCAACATCATCCTGTCGCTGCCCGAGGTAATCGGGACGTTCGTTTCGGAGGTAGCGCCGTCAATACTTGAGGGGCTGAACCTTGTTCCGCAGCTGCTCGAAAATATCACGCAGCAGTTGCCTGGCGTGTTTGAAAAGGGCGTGGAGCTGATTACTAATTTCGCAAACGGAATCTTCCAGAACAGCCCCGATGTGATCGCCAAATTCGGCGAGGTGCTTAACTCGGTTTACGCGTTCATCCTTGAAAACGGGCCCGTCATTCTTGAGAAGGGCGTGGAGCTGATCGGCAATCTGGCATCGGGATTTATCCAGAATCTGCCGGCTATCATCAGTGCCATGCAGCAGGTGGCCGTCAATATTCTGAACACGCTGATAGCGCACCTGCCCGAACTGATAGAGCATGGCAAAAACATGATCACTAAAATCGGCGAGGGCGTGTCGAGTCTCGGCGAAAAGATCCCCGGGATGCTGTCGGAAATTGCATCAAACGCGATGGAGAACTTCAGCAAGGTCGATTGGAAGGGGCTCGGCTCTGCTGTTATTGATTTTATCTGGGACGGCATAAAGGCTGTGGCGTCAAAGATATGGGATCTGACCGAGGCTATCGGCAAAGATGCCTTTGCCAAGTTTGAGAGCATCGATTGGATAGGGCTCGGCAAATCGGCCATCACGCTCATCGCTGACGGGCTGAGCAACCTTGCGTCAAGCGTTGTTGACGGCCTGCTGGGCATCGGCGAAGACGCGCTCGAAGCGTTCAAGGGGATTGATTGGCTCGGCCTCGGCGCTGATGTGATCAACGCGATCATTGACGGGCTGGTCAGTATTGGCAGCAACATTGGCGATGCGCTTTGGAACCTCGGGCAGGGAGCCATGGACAGCCTTGCCGGCCTTGACTGGTGGAGCATGGGCTCTGGCATGGTTGACGGTATCATTGACGGCGTATGGAGTGGCGCAGGCAGTCTGTGGGATACCATGACGTATCTGGCAAGCTCTGCGCTGGACACCGCTAAAAGCTGGCTCGGTATCGGGTCTCCGTCAAAAGTATTCCGCGACCAGGTCGGCCAATGGATTCCCGCAGGTATCGCAGAAGGCATTGACGATACATCGTCCGATGTCACGGGCGCGGTCGCTGCGCTTGCGGAGGATTCGGTCAACGCGTTCAATGTCGGCACGTTCGGCATTGACGCCAATGGCATGGGCGGCGGCGCGATCGCTGCGGGCGGCGTAAACATTCCGATCAATGTCTATGCCTCTGACGGTATGGACGTAGTACAGCTTGCGAACAAGATATCTGACGTGCTTGCGCTTCAGCTTCGGCAGACACAGGCAGTTTGGAGTATGTAATGAGCTACAGCATTAACAGAGGCACATTTACCTTTAATAGCATAGACTCGCAGGATTATGGCGTATGGCTCAAGGGTGGGGGCACGTTCAACGCCCCTGCCCGGCGGTATACAAGCGTAGCCATCCCCGGAAGGAACGGAACGCTGACACTCGATGACGGCACGTTTGAAGAGGCCGAGCACAACTATGAGGCATTTATACCGGCGAACTTCCCGGCCAACATCGAAGGCCTTCGGAGCGCGCTGCTGGCAGAGCCGGGATACCATCGGTTAGAGGACAGCTATCACCCGGATGAATATTACCGCGCAAAATACATGGACGGCCTTGAAGTGAGCGTGGCTCCGCTTGCGGTCGGCGGTTCGTTCCCGCTGCGTTTCCGCAGAGATCCGCGCAGATTCCTGAAAAGCGGCGAAACACCACTGACCGTAGGCGCGGAACTGGGAGACGGTCCGGACAATCCAACAGAGTACGCATCCAGACCGCTAATAAAAGTGACAGGATACGGCACATTGTATGTTGGGTCATATCAGCTGACGATCGCGCAGCACTTCACGTCCGTCTATATAGACTGCGAGAACATGGACTGCTACAGCGGCACAGAGAACGCGAACCCGTATGTGACGCTCCTCGGGAACGCTTTCCCGGAACTGCCTCCGGGCTATACGAACGTCAGATACAGCGGAAATATCACGCAAGTAGAGATAACGCCGAACTGGTGGAGGATTTGACATGATTCCAATTCTATACGATTCATCCGAAACCAGTTTCGCGTCAAACGGTATCTGCCGGCTTGCGGATGCCACGTCCTGCATCGTCACGGAAGCGCGGAACGGCGAATATGAGTTGACTTTCGCCTATCCGATTACGGGCAAGTATTACGATCAAATAGCGGAAGGCATGTTCATCAGCGCCACGCATGACGATACCGGCGACAGGCAGGCCTTCTGTATCTACCGCAGGTCCGCTCCAATAAGCGGGCTTGTGCAGTTCTGGGCGCACCATATCAGCTATGAGCTTAACAATATCGTTCTCAATCCGACCACGGCGACATCTGCCGCAGACGCATTTTCCCAAATAGAACAGAACACGGTCACGACTAACCCGTTCACCATGTGGACAGACCTTGTTGCGGTCGGGACGTTCAAAACCGATGTGCCGGCAACGGTCCGCAGCATCCTCGGCGGCTCGCAGGGAAGTATCCTTGATGTATACGGCGGAGAATATGAATGGGACATGCGAACTGTCAAGCTCCATGCCGCACGTGGCGTTAACAGCGGCGTGACGATTCGGTACGGGAAGAATCTGTCCGATATTAACCAGGTCATTGACGTGAGCGGAATCTATAATGCCATCGTGCCGTTCTGGATGGGCTCGGTTGACGGAGTTGACACGCTTGTCACGCTCCCAGAGGGATACGTTGCAGTAGCCGGCGTCACAAACATCATTCTGGCGGTCAAGGATTTTACCAGTGAGTTTGACAGCCAGCCCACACAATCACAGCTCCGGTCGAGGGCTTCTTCCTTCCTGACAAGCAACAGGCCGTGGATACCGAATGAGAATATCTCGATTAAGTTCGTGCAGCTCTGGCAAACAGAAGAATATAAAGACGTGGCTGTCCTGCAGCGTCTAAGCCTGTGCGACAAGGTAAATGTGTATTATCCTGCGCTCGGGATTACTGCGGAAAATGTTGAAATCATCAAGACGGTGTATAATGTCCTGCTCGACCGCTATGACGAAATGGAACTCGGGCAGGCAAAGAGCACATTTGCGGATTCGCTTATCAGCCCGGTCGACGCGGCTATCCAGACAGCCACAGAGGGGCTTGCATCGAAGTCATACACGCAGAGTGCCATTGATCGCGCTACCCAGATGATTACCGGCGGGCTCGGCGGGCATGTGGTGTTTGTATATGACGCCAACGACCAGCCGACCGAGATACTGATCATGGACACTGCCGACACCAGTACGGCAGTCAACGTCCTGCGGATGAACGTCAATGGCATCGGATTCAGCTCGCATGGTGTCAACGGCCCGTTTACGTCCGCATGGACTCTTGACGGACAGTTCGTGGCAGACTTCATCACGGCCGGCACGATGTCGGCGAATCGCATAAATGGCGGAACATTGACGCTTGGCGGTGTTGACAACGGTGACGGTGTCCTGGCGGTAAACAATGCGGCCGGCTCGGAGGTCGTACGGCTCAACAACGCCGGCATAAAAATCAAAAAGGGCGAAATATTCATCCCGTTCGAAGCGGGCGGGGGCGGCATGGACGGTACGACCATCTCTGCAGAAACGCCGTTAAAGGTGCAGATCACACCTGTCGGTTCGGTAAATACGTCTACGACATATATAGACGCCGCCGGCATGCTCCACATGGAAATTGCCAACAACCAGCCTCTGAGCACAGACCTATCAGAGGGAAAGCTGCAGCTTTACGGATATTACGGCGGGATAACCAACGGGACTGCGGCAGCAATCCGCCTAAATGGTGCAAAAAAGGGTAGTACATCAGCACGCGATTTATGGCTGTACGCGGATGAAATAAGGTTTTGGAAGAGCGGCGAAAGCGACACATATTTCACCCACGACAAATTATATGTCAAGGGGTCTGCGGTATTTGACGGAACGAAATCAAGAGGCGTAAGCACGGACGATTACGGAAAGCGCCTGCTCTACTGCTACGAAACCCCATCTCCCTTGTTCGGCGATGTCGGCGAAGGAACGATCGCAGACGATGGCAAGTGCTACGTCATGATAGACAGCATCTTTGCTGAGACCGTGACGCTGACGCAGTATCAGGTGTCCCTGCAGAAGTACGGCGTAGGTGACTGCTGGGTCTCCGAACGCACGCCGGCTTACTTTATCGTAGAGGGTACGCCGGGGCTGTCATTCGGGTGGGAGCTGAAAGCCAAACAGTCCGACTTCAACCAGCTCAGACTTGAGAAGGATATGCCGGACATCACTGACGCGTCAAACAATGCCGCTGTCGATTATGGCGGAGAGCTTGTGGAACACATCGAAGAAATCAAACGCGAAAGAGAGGTAGCGTGATGAAGGTAGTAACAAGCATTGGTCTGTTTAATGATGCCGTGGGCAAACGGATCAGTATCACATATTCCGAGATTGATGACCAGACCGGTGAGATCATCTCCGACAACAAGAGAATCGACCGCGTGGTCACGGATCCGACAGCCAAAGCGCACGCCGATGCGCTGGCGGAGTACGCGCAGAGCTTTGTAGATAACATCTGAACAGGAGGTACGCCATGGCAGACAACATAATCAGAGGCACAACGCCCACAATCAAGTACACCTTCGACACGGTCGACCCTGCTGACATCACTGTTGCGTGCCTCACGGTCGAGCAGGGCGGGGAAGTGACCATTGAGAGGGGGCTTGCAGCGGCATTGGTCGGCGAGGACTCCCTGTCATGGGTGCTCACGCAGGAAGACACGCTCGGGCTGATCAGGAGCACCGCACAGCTCATGTGCAACTGGAAGCTGAGGGATGGCACTCGTGGCGCCTCCCGTCAGATGACGGTGGTGGTGCTTGATAACCAGAAAGACGAGGTGATTTGATGGGCGGGCTCCAGATTATACAGGGCAAGGCAGAAGGCACTGTCTGCGTGGCAATCCGTGAGTCTTATCCGGCATATGATGGCCCGACAGAAATCACGCCGACCAATCAGACGCAGGTGCTTCAGACGGAGATGAAGACAGTGACCAGCAACATCACGGTCAATCCGATTCCGCAGAACTATGGTCTTATCACATGGGACGGTTCAGTCCTCACAGTATCATAAAGGAGATATAACATGGCGCAGAACGTAATCATTAACGGCGTAACTTATTCCGATGTCCCCGAGGTCAACATCCCCAAGTCTGGCGGCGGCACTGCACGGTTCTATGATACCGCTTCCGGCAACCTGTCCGCATCTGACCTGCTGACCGGCAAGGTCGGATATGGGGCATCTGGTGCGGTATCTGGTAGCATGGCGAACAACGGAAGCACATCGGGCACCATATCCACCAAAGCAGGCACGGTGGTCATCCCTGCCGGATATACCACTGGCGGCACGGTCGCGCTCGATTCCTCCGCCATCGCTGACCTGCAGGCGGGCAATCTGCTGAGCGGCAAGACGGTTCTGGGTGTGGCGGGTTCCCTGTCCGTTCCGACAGTATCCCAGGATTCGACCACAAAGATTCTGACCATCCAGTAAGGAGGGCAGGCCATGGCAAAGAATATTGATTTCATGGGGGCGGTCTATTCGGACGTCCCCTCTGTACGTCTGCCACAGCAGGGCGGCGGTCTGGTGGGGTTTGACGACACTACGGACGCCACTGCTACAGCAGAGGACATCGCACAGGGCAAGACTGCGTATGTCAACGGGGAGAAGGTCACTGGCACAGGCACGGGCTCCACTCCCGTCATCAATCCCCTCAGCGTCACCGAAAACGGCACATACACCGCACCGTCTGGCGTGGACGGATACAGCCCTGTGGTGGTTAATGTGAGTGGTGGGGGTGGTGGACAGGAAGATGAGATTATTACAAGAACGATTAGCGGGATGTATGCAAATAATACGGCGAGTAAGGTGGGGGATTATGCGTTTGCAAGTTGTAGGTCATTAACTGGCGTGACTTTTCAGAATGCCGCATCTGTTGATACTGCAGCATTTTATATGTGTTCTTCTCTTAAAACTGCGAACTTTCCTAATGTCATATATTTATATGACCAAGCCTTTCAGTATTGCAAGGAACTTAGCAGTGTAAGTTTTCCAGAATTATTAACCATGAGCACACAAGCATTTCAACAGTGCAGTAAACTTGTTAATGTTAATTTTCCAAAAGCAACGGTAATTGGTTCGTCTGCATTTAATGGTTGCATCAGTCTTGTGTCGGCGAGTTTCCCATCCGCATCAAAGATTGGTCTGGGTGCGTTTAATTCGTGCAGTAATCTTCTTAGCGCAAATTTCCCAGAAGTGTCATCTATCGGAAACTCCGCTTTTTCTGGATGTATCAAGCTTTCTGCCGTTAGCTTCCCAAAAGCAACAAGCATTGGAAGTTATGCGTTTGCAAGATGCGCCATGTCTGTTGCAAATTTCCCAGAAGCAACATTCATTGGGAATAGTGTGTTTATGAGTTGTTCCAGTCTTACGACGTTATGCGCCCCAAAGGTAACATCTTTGGGCGCAGGTGCTTTTGATTATTGCTATCAATTATCTACGGTAAGTCTCCCAATACTTGCAGGTTCAATTTTTGCTACTACTTTTCGGCATTGCCACAATTTAATTACGCTTGATATTCATCAAGCACCAAGCGTTATGCCGCTTGTAAACTCCAATGCCTTCTCATCTACTCCCATCGGCGGTTACAGCGCATCAGCAGGACAGTACGGCTCAATCTACGTCCCCGCAAGCCTGTATTCAGCTTTCAAGTCAGCAACGAACTGGCAATATTTCAGCAGTAGGATGGTGAGTGTATGAAGTTACAGATTTTAGTTCCGCACTACAAAGAAGAGCCGAAAGAGATAGAACCGCTTCTCGATTCACTTGCTATTCAGCAGTCAGTTGACTTTTCCGAAGTTGGCGTGATTATCGCTTATGACGGCGAAGAAGCCACGGCACTGCCAGAAACCACATGGACAGGAAAGTACCCGTTTGCAATCAAACATCTGCACTGTGAGCATCGGGGAGTATCAGCAACGAGAAATGCCGCTCTGGATGCTTCTGATGCGGAGTATGTGATGTGGTGCGATGCGGACGATATGTTCTGTCATGTGTGCGGTCTGCATATCATTTTCAACGAAATGGCAATCGGATTCGATACGATGACAAGCTGTTTCATTGAGGAGAGCAGACACCCAGAGACAAAAGTCCCTCTGTATATCAATCACGACATGGACAGCACTTTTGTTCACGGCAAGGTGCATCGGCGTGCGTATCTGATTGAGAACGGCATACGCTTCAATCCTGCTCTGACGATTCATGAGGACAGCTATTTCAACATTTTAGCGCAGAACTTAACCGAAAACGCCAAATACTGTCCGACACCTTACTACTTGTGGAAGTGGCGTGACGAATCTGTCTGCCGTCATGACCCAGAGTACATTCTGAAAACCTACAACAACATGCTTGACTCCAATGACGCTCTGGTGGACGAGTTCGCCAAACGTGGCAAGGCAGACAAAGCACAGTTTTATGCCGCCTTTATGATTTTGGACGCTTACTACACCATGAACAAGCGTGAGTGGATAGAACAGACCAACAAGCACTATCGTGACGATGTTGAGAAGCGGTTTGCGGCATACTTCGCAAAGCATGGTCACTACTGGCGTGATTTGAAGGATGCCGACAAGATGGCAATCTCCAATGGCGTGCGGACACGTTCGGTCAGTGAAGGTATGCCTATGGAAACGATAACCATTGACGCATGGCTCAAGCACGTATCTGAAATGAGGTGATGAGATGGTAGTTTATGAAGACATTGGCAACAACATGATTAAGGCATATTCCGACAGCGGCTATTTAATCCACGGCGGTAATCCCGAAGCGGACTACGCCGAAGCGGTTGACCCTGCGGACATGCATCGGACATATACGGAGACAAACATTCCGATTGAGGACGAAGAGCCGACAGACGAAGAGTTTGCGCAGGTCGGCAGAATCATGATGGGGGTGAGCGAATGATTGAGAAAGCAAGACGATACCGCAAAATCATTGAGTCACTCGTCCCGTCACTGGACGATGAAACCGCACTCACATCGGTTGACCTGTTCCCGCATTGGTCGGAGTCTGGAGAATACTCCACAGATGACCGTGTGCAGTATGAGGGAGTGCTTTACAGGTGCTTACAGTCCCACACCGCACAGACCGCATGGACACCGACAGATGCCGTGTCACTGTGGGCACGTGTGCTGATTCCAGACCCGCATGAGATTCCAGAGTGGGTACAGCCGGGAAGTACCAATCCGTACATGAAGGGCGATAAGGTGCGGCATGTGGGCAAGGTATGGGAATCGCTGATTGACGGGAATGTGTGGGAGCCTGGAGCAGTCGGCACGGAAAGCCTGTGGGCAGAGAGGAGCGCATAACATGGACATCGGAAAGATTCTGAACGAAATACACTTCGCATCGCTGACATGGCTTCTGCTGATTCCTGTCGCCATGATGGCAATCGACATTGTGACGGGCCTGCTGTATGCGTGGTCTACAAAGACCTTCGAGAGTGCCAAGATGAGGGCGGGGCTTGCAAAGAAGTGCGGGGAGATTATGATCATCCTGATCGGCATGATGTTCGTGTACGGCACCAACATTCCGACCTACATTCTGACAGGCGTTTCCGCATACATCATCTTCATGGAGCTGATGTCTGTCATGGAGAACCTCGACAAGCTGGGAGTACCGATTCCTGCGTTCATCTCAAAAGTATTGAATAATGTAGACGATGCGTTACAGAGCAGCGAGGACGTTGAAGAAATCAAAAAGGAACTGGATGAGCTCAGAGCAGTGGTCGCATCGGATGACGGAAAGTGAGGCAGGGCATGGAAATAAATAATATCATCGACGTCAGCCAGTGGCAGGGCAGGATTGACTGGGACGCTCTGAAGCCGTACATAAACGGCGCCATTATCCGCTGTGGCTTCGGCATGGACATGGTCAATCAGGACGATTGGCAGTGGGCACGGAATGTAGCGGAGTGTGAGCGGCTGGGGATTCCGTATGATGTATATTTTTATAGCTACAGTGACGGATCCAGTACAAAGAGCGAGATCAATCACTGCCTGCGGTGCCTGAAAGGCCACAAGCCCGGAAAGGTTTGGCTGGATCTGGAAGAGCGGAGCCTGCGCCATGCCTTCCGGAGAGTGGCGGAGGAGTTCTGCGCGGCCATGGAAGAGGCAGGGTATCCCGCGGGGATCTACGTCGGGCAGGAGTTTCTGGCGAACGAGCTGAAGGGATTCAATGCCTACGAAAAGTGGATTCCTGCGTATGGCTCCAACAAGGGCGGGCAGATGTATCCATGGGCTAAGCCGACCATAGGGCTCCCCATGGCGGCATGGCAGTATACGTCAACGGCGATGTTCACGGGTATCGTTGGGAACGTGGACAACTCTGTCTTTTATCGGCCCTTCCCGAACGGTGACAAGCCCACGCCACAGCCGACTCCCACACCGGCACCAGCTCCGACCGGATCAACCCTTGAGCTGGCAGAGCAGGTCATGCTCGGGAGATATGGCGCTGGCGATGCCCGAAAGCAGGCACTCGGAAACCGGTATGATGAAGTGCAGGGATTTATCGACCATATCTATGAAGCGACCGCCTACGACCTGTCCACGGAAGTGCTGGCGGGCAAGTACGGGAACGGCGACACTCGCAGAACCGTCCTCGGGCCGAGATATGACGAAGTGCAGACTATCGTAAACAGCAGGGTATCACCCAGAAGCGCCGACACGGTCTATTATTATACGGTACAGCCCGGAGATACGGTCAGTCAGATTGCGATCCGCATGAATGTCCAGTGGCAGGAGATTGCACGGATCAATGGCCTGCTCCCGCCGTATACGATTTACGTGGGCCAGAAGCTTCGCATTAACTAAGACACCTTTTTCATTCATCTGTTTCCCCTTTTGTGTTGCGGCCTCACCCTTGTGGTGGGGCCCTTTTTTAGTTCAGAGTTGACCAGAAAAGTTGACCATTGTACAGATAAGTACAGTAAAATCAAGGTTTTTAGACTTCGCACGTCAAGTTCGAATCTTGTTACCCCGACTTTTTCTATGCCCCGCATAAGTACTGGAAATGCCAACAAACCCAGTATTTATGCGGGTTTTCACGTTCCCACGTCTGGGACGCCTTTCCCACCAAAAAGACGAAAAAACCATAAAAAAGACGCCCGAGTTGACCAGAAAGTTGACCAAGAAATCGGGCGCCGGGCCTTGTATTCACTGGACTTCACAGAAGGTCGCCCACGGCAGAGTTGACCATATCTGCAAAGCTGTCATCTGTCAGTGCATATCTGTATACACGTTTCATTACATTATCCGTCTGCCAGCCTCCCATCTGCATGATTTGGGCGTCCGAAAAGCCGAGGTCGTGCATGTAACTGGCGAAGAAATGCCGCAGGTCATGGAAGCGGTATCTCGGGATTCCGTTCTTCGCCAACAGCTTCGGGAAGGCGTGGGAGATGGCTGCCAGTGTCATGTGCGTGACGCAACCTTGTTTCCTTATCAGCTCGATCACTTCTGGCGCCAGGGGGACGATCCTGTCCGATCGGGCCGTCTTTGGCGCCTTCGTGTGCAGTTCCTGTTTGTAGCCATACACCACATCACGGGAGATGTGCACGGAATTTCTGTCGAAATCATCGGGCCACCGCAGGGCGCATATCTCCCCACGTCTGAGCCCGTGCACGCCGAGCAGGATCGGGATCTCGAGAGTAGTGCCTCGTGCCGCTGCGATCGTCCTGCGGATGTCGTCTTTGGTCGGCTCGTAAAGATCCGGCTGTCTGACTTCGGGGAGCGTCACCTTCGGCGCTTTCAGGTCGTTGGCGGAGAGGGTGGCCGTGATCAGCCCGTATATATTGCGGATGTACTTCGGTGTCTTCCCGTTATCCTGCAGCTGATTGATGAGCTGCTGCAGGTTGAAGCGGTTGACGTTGGGCAGCTCCGTGCGGGCAAAGATCGGATAGCTGTCCTCCAGAACCTTCTGGTAAGAGCGGTACACTCTGACCGTGGCGGGGCTGAACGTCCGTGCCTTGCCGTCAATATACTTACGTATAGCAGCGGTCACGGTGTTCCGTGTGGCGTACTCCCTGTGGGCGTCCTCATATTCCGCTGCCAGCCGCTTCAGCTTTTTCGGATCCGGATGCGAGATTGACTTCCAGTGCTTCTTCCCGTCCGCATCTGTGCCCGCAAAGACACGGGTGCGGTATGTGTTGCCTCGTTTTTCGATTTTTGGCATTGTGGGCCTCCTCATTGATAACAATCTGCCTTAAGCATCTGTTTTACTTCGCCCCTTATTTCGGCTCTGTCGGTGGCGTTTAGCTTCTGCAGTATATCGATTGCAAGAAGAATGTCAGCGGGAGAACAATTCAAAGACGCCTCCAGAAGCTTCTTTTTATTTGCGTCTTTATGCATCTCATGGGCCAGCCCTGCGATATCATCGTCAAAATAAAACGGATTGAAATAGCCTTCTGCATGTTCCTCAACCAGATCACTCATTGTGACATTCAAATAATTTGCTATGCTGGTCAGTTTGTCAATTCGAGGCATTTTCTTGCCAGAGCACCAATCCGAAGCGGTGGCAGAGCTTACACGCATATATTTGGCAAGTTCCCGCTGGTTAATGTGCCGCTCATAAAGGATGTCCGACAAATTTTTACCGAATATTTTACGTGCATTTGATTCCTCCATGACCCTGTCCTTCCTCTCCCCTTGCCCTCATATTAAAGCAGAAATAAAACGATTTCAAGATAACATTAAAATATTTTAGTTTTAAGATTGACAAATTAGCTTTGAGCGAGTAATCTATTGATTAGCTTAAAGCTAACGTTTGAAAAAGGAGGTGATAAAGTGAAGCAGATTTCTTTGAGGGCGGCACGGACAAATGCCAATCTTACGTTGGAGCAGGTGGCAGAGGCCACGGGAATATCCGTTCCTACACTGTCGAAATGGGAGAATTACATCACGTTCCCGACAGCGATGCAGTTAAAAAGACTTTGTTTTCTTTTTGGTTGCACCATGAACGATATTTTTGTGCCTGACAAGTTAGCTGAAAGCTAACAGGAGGAGCAAATGAACGAGATCCAAACGATCACACAGCAGCTGCCCGACACGATTGAAGACCTGTCAAAGTTCGTTCTGGTCGGCAAGGCAAAACTGCAGGGGTACATGATGAAGCTGCAGACGATCAATCGGCTGTCAGTCGCACAGGAAGTCAGAGACCAGACCCTGCGGGAAGCGCAGGAAATCAGCACGGCATTGATTGCCGCAGAGCAGAGAATTGGCGAATTGCTTCTGAGTATTCCAAAGGCATCTGGCGGAGTGAACCAGTACAACAAAGAGGAAAAAGCCGAACGCACGGCAAAATCCAAATCCGAAATAATCGCCGAACAGGGATACGAACGACACGAGGCTTCCGACTATCAGCAGATGGCAAAGCATCCCGAGGTGGTGCAGAAGGTTCTGGATGACGCACTTGCAAACGGGGACATCGTCACGAAGGCGTCCGTGATGCGGGAGATAGGGTTCTACAAAAACCGCATCAAGACACTGGAGAAAAAGGCGGCAAACGTTCGGGCGGATGCGTATAACGAACTGATGGGAAAGTACACCAAGAAATGCAACGAAGCCCTGAAACTGCGTGACGAACTGCAGGAGATGAAAAGCGCGTCAATGGAAGGCCTTGAGAACGCCAACCTGTCAGAGAATATCTTTTACTTCTGCGCAATCTGCAACAATTTCATCTCAAATGTCGGCGGTCTGGTGTGGCTCACAGAGCGGATCGCAGACATGCCGAAACGGGAGAGGGATATGTATCTGAAAGCGGCCCGGGCATTCAACGATTGGGCAATAGTTTTCAAGGATAACTTAGAAAGGAGCTTAAATGAAGAAAAACGAACTGACACCGGAGTACCTTTACTCACTGATTAACGGACATGCCGAAAAGATCAACCAGCTGGAGCGCAAGGCCTTCAAGCACGACAGGCAGTTCAAGGACATTGAGGAAGAATACCCGCTTCTGCCGCCTGAAGCTGACGACCTGTCGAAGGCAGTCCAGAAGAAGGGCGTTGCGATCCTCGGCGGCAAGAAGTCACCCGCCTATGCCAACACCGACCTGCGGAGGCGTACATATCAGGACATCTACATGGAGATCAAACGCCAGTACGGCCTGATCAACGAGTTCGGCAGGCAGATGTCTTACAAGAAGCTGAAACGGAAATATCTGCGGGGCGCTTACAACGTCATTGAAGAATACGAAGCCCCGATAGCTCTGGCGAATGAGATTGATGCAGAAAACGAGATCGAGTACGCAGGATGAGGAGGCACCACATGCCACGAACCACCATCAGAGACCCCGGAGCAGATGCAGCGGCCGTGCTGTTCCGGTCCGGCACGATGAACGTTGCCGAAATAGGCCGCAGGACGAGGATTCCGAAAAGCTCCATCAGCCGGTATGCAGAGGATGCGTCAATGTTACGTCTGCCTCAGTTCGCACGGTGCTGTCAGGAGACGGGGATGACAGATGAAGACATCGTAAGAATGGTGAGAATGTTTTATCGGAAAGGAAGGTGACAAGATGGCAACATTTTACTTCACATATGGCATAGGTGAGGACAACAATCAGGACTATGTCGGAGGGTGGACAGAGGTCGAGGCCGACAACATCGTGGACGCCGTCACGGCATACAAGCTGTACCACCCTGTGAACGAACACGGAGTGCTTCCCTGCTGCGGAGTGGCTTACTCAAGGGGGGAGATGGCAAAGCCGTACAAATACGCGCCCGGCTCAATGCTGGAGGACGGAAACGGCGGGAAGTACTGCCATGACAGGATCACGCTTAAGCGGGAAGTGATGGACGAATGAGCCAACCAGCAGAGGGGATTTGCAGGACCTGTATTCACCGCTTCGGATGTCTGGAGCGGGACAGGGGGATAGCCTGCACAGATTATAAGGGGGATAAAAATGAGGTACAAAGCGAGATGGATTCCAGAGCCGGTAGTGAGCGGAAACACAGCAAAGGTAGCTGAGACGCGCCAAGACGTTGTCAGACGTCCGAATATCATCTATGCGGAGAGTTTTAGGCCCAAGCCCACAAACGACCGCACAAAGCACATGAGACGCGCCAGACGGCGCCGTAGAAGGGCACGGGCGAACCGGCTGGCGCTGCAGGGTCTGACCATGGTGCTGATGATGATTCAGATAGCCATGCTGGACGGGGCGACATTCATTCAGACTGTCGTGCTTCTGGCAGGGATCATGGCCTGCAGCGGGATTATGTTGCTTCTGGATATCGGCGAAAGAAAAGAGCGCTGACCCCTCACGCAAAGGTCAACGCCCGTCCTGGAATAAGACAAGTCCAGTGTATCACTGGAGGGAAGGAAGGTCAAATTGATTCTGTTCAAATGCGACCGATGCGGGAACGCCATAAGTCCATACGTGTTTACGCTCCCGGTCGCCAAATTCAGCAACGCTGATTATGCCTGCCAGTATCCCGTGGATATTGACGGCGATCAGCTTCTGCAGACTATCCGAAACATGCATCTGTGCGCTGACTGTATCGAGCAGGTAGGCGCCTACATTCTGAACTATAACCAACCGAAACCCACCGAAGAACCGAAGCCCACTCCAGAACCTGCCCCAGAAGCCCCAGAAACGCCGCAGGAAGCGTCCGAAGAGCCGAAGAAGGGCAAGACTACGGCCAAGTCAAAAGAGCGTGACAAACGCATCATAGAGCTCTACGAGAGCGGCATGACCGTGCCGGAAATCGCTAAGGAAATCGGCAAGCTCTCCCCGGAGAACTGCCGAAACATCCTCAAGCGGGCAGGCGTGTATAAGGGACGTCCGAACGTGGACGATGGCAAAATCAAAGCCCTGCAGCGGGCAGGGTGGCCGGTGAAGGAAATCGCCGCAGAAATGAAACTAACAGAGGGGCAGGTTTATTACTATCTAAACCAGCCGACAAAGAAAAGGAAGGTGACAGCATGAGCACATTATACGAACTGCGTGGAGAATACGAACTCCTGCTCGACATGGCATCTGACCCGGATGTCGACCCGGAGGTCCTCCGGGATACCATGGAGGGCATCGAGGGCCAGATTGAGGACAAGGCTGACGGCTATGCCATGGTCATGAAGGAATTGGAAGCGCAGGAAGCCGCAATCAAGACCGAGGTCGACCGGCTGAACGCCCGCAGACTTGCCATATCAAACAACATCCATCATATGAAGCTGAGATTGCAAGAAACCATGATGGCGACCGGCAAAACGAAATTCAAGACTACGCTATTTAGCTTCAACATCGCAAAGAATCCGCCGTCACTGGTGATTGACAAGCCGGAAGAGATCCCGGAAGAATATTTGATCCCACAGGCGCCGAAGGTTGACACGGCAGGGATCAAGGCGGCCATTAAGGCGGGAGCAGCATTTGATTTTGCGCATACAGAGCAAAGTGAGGGTCTGCGGATCAGATGAGGGAGGTGATTTTATGAGCCGTGTGATCGGCATCATGGGAGAGTCCGGCAGCGGCAAGACGACCGCCATGCGGAATCTTCCGCCAAATGAGACATTCTATTGCGATTGCGACAAGAAGGGCCTGAACTGGAAGGGCTGGCGTCAGCAGTATAACGCCGACAAAAAGAACTACTGGAGCAGTGACAGCTTCTCTGTCGTCTCTGGCCTCCTTCGGAAGATAAATGAGCAGGAGCAGTTCAAGCACATCAAGTACGTGGTCATTGATACCCTCAACGGCCTGATGGTCGCCGAGGAGATGCGGATCCTCGCCATGCAGAGTGGAGACAAGCGGTCCGCATGGTCTGACCTGGCCCAGAACGGATGGGCGCTGATCAATCTGGCGTTGGAGCTTCGAGATGACTTGACCGTCATCATCCTGTGCCATTCGGAAACCATATCCGATGAGAACGGCATTGTTCGGACACGAATCAAGACCAATGGCAGGAAGCTGGAGAAGCTCGTCCTGGAATCCAAAATGACCACGGTCATCTGGGCAGTACGGCAGGATGGCAAATACAAGTTCATCCTGTCTGCTGACGGGAGCACGTGCAAGGTGCCTCTCGGGGCATTCCAGACGGATGAGTGCGATAACGACATTATGATTGTGCTGAAAGCATTGGAGGAATTTTGATGGGATATAACGAAACGAATCAGATAATTGAGGAGTACCGCAAACGGTTCAAGGCCGAGTTAGGCATCCTCATGGAAAAGAATGGCCACGATTTCGAGAGCGCATGTGTAATTCTGGAATCATCTCTCGACTTTGCAGAGTCAGACCTGCGAGGAGCAATCTACAAATAACACGAAGAAAGGAATAAAGACTATGAGCTTACCAACCTACGACAAAACCAAACGCCGCAAATCTTTCGAGATGCTTCCCAAAGGGGCATACGTCATCGCCATCAAGAACGTCAGGGAAGAGCCGAATAAGAGCGGCTCGGGCACGCATCTCACGATTGCCTACGATATCGCAGAGGGCGACTACAAAGGCTTTTATCAGCGTCAGTTCGAGAACGATACCAGTGAGGACAAGAAATGGCCGAGGGATGCCATCCACTACGTGACCGTCCCTTCCGACAATTCCGCATCATATGTCTGGGACAACTGGAATACATTCTTCGCCGACCTCGAGGATTCCAACAATGGCTTCGTCTTTGGTGGAGACATCAAGACCCTCAAGGGCAAGCTGATCGGCGGCAAGTTCCACATCGAGCAGTCCGAGTATAACGGCAACGTGTACGACCACACCCGCCTGCGCTGGACATGCGTAGCGACGGACGTGCGTGAGGGCAAGGCAGGGAAGCTGCCTGCGGACAAGCTGGTCGGCACCGCATCCAGACGAAACCCCGCTCCGGTTCAGGAGGACGCCAACGGATTCCTGAGCATTCCTGACGGATCCGAAGAAGAAGTTCCCTTCTGATGGATAACTTTGAGATTCGGGATATCCTTGGCACCTTCCGGATCATAGCGGACACCCGTGAACAGCGCACTCCGAGAGCAGAAGAACGGTTCAAGTCTTTCGGGGTGCCTGTTGAGCGGGCCACGCTTTCCTACTGCGATTACTGTGGGCAGATCACTCTGCCGGGCGGGCCGCTGTATGACACGGCTTCCGCCATAAAACCATCCTGCTGCATCGAGCGCAAGATGAGCCTGGACGAGCTGGCGGGATGTTTCACCAGAAGCCGGGACAGATTCCGCAGAGAGTTCGAGCGGGCGTCAGAAGCCGGTGCGAGAACATATCTGCTGATCGAGAACGGCAGTTGGGAAGGGATTGCAAGACATCGCTACAGAAGCCGGTACAACGAGACGGCATTCCGAGCATCGCTTACAGCGTGGGTGGTCCGGTACGGGATCGTGCCGCTGTTCTGCAAGGCAGAGACGTCCGGGGAGCTGATCAGGGAGATCCTCTATAGGGACATAAAGGAAAGATTGGAAAGGGGCGAATATGGATAACAAAAAGGCCGACACATTCGTCCAGTTTCCGCATGAGCTGTATGATGCCGTGCTTCGCCAACGGCTCACGATATCGCAAGAGAAGGCCCTGCTGTACATCATTCGGAAGACGGTGGGATTTCATAAACGCTCCGACAGAATATCAATCAGCAGGATGGCGAGCGAAACAGGATTCAGACGGCGGACGATGATCGGCGCCGTGCACGATCTGGAGAAGCTGGCCATCATACGGCTCGGCGAAACGAAGTCGGGAAGGGCGACAGAGATGGAGCTGCTTCCGGTCGATTATTGGGACAAACCTGTGAACGCTCATTCACATGTGAACGGTGATGCACATGTGAACGGTGATTCACACCAACCTGTGAACGCTCATTCACAGGGGGGTGTGAACGGTGATTCACAGGTACCTGTGAACGGTCGTTCACATACAAAAGAAACAAATAAACATATTAAAGAAAAGGAAAGAAAGGAAACCCACCCCCTTTTTGAGGTGAGAAGGCCGGAGCTCGAGCCGGGCGATGAATATGACGACGAAGGATGGGAGGACCCGTGAGCATTTACCAGTTTAATCCGGAAGACGCAAGGCGATTTGCCAGAGAGCAGGGCATCCGGGTGAGAGAGAAGGGAGACGAGCTGCAGTTCACGGTCTGCCCGTACTGCCGCCAGACTACCACGAAGAAGAACAAGTTTGCGATCAATCTGACCAACGGCGCTTTCAACTGCCTGCGGGCGTCCTGTGGGGCTAAAGGCAATATGCTGACGCTGGCCCGTGACTTTGGCTTCTCGCTCGGAAGGGATGTGGATGAATATTACGGAAGGATTCGCAGATACAAAGACCTGTCCAGATACCCGAGACCGGAAGCCAAATCGGCGGCGGTCGAGTACATGGAGGGCAGAGGGATATCAAGGGCGATCACGGAGCGGTATTCCATCACGACCAACAAAGGCCAGGACAACATCATCGTATTCCCGTTCTATGACGAAGCAGGGCGCCTTCAGTTCGTTAAGTATCGGAAGGCCGACTTCGACAAAGAGCGGGACAGCAATAAAGAATGGTGCCTTGCGGACTGCAAGCCGATTCTGTTCGGAATGGACCAGTGCAATGCCGAGAACAAGACCCTCGTCATGACAGAAGGCCAGATTGACAGCTTGAGTGTGGCGGAGGCGGGCATTGAGAATGCCGTCAGCGTGCCGACCGGCGCAAAGGGGTTTACGTGGGTGCCGTACTGCTGGGACTTCCTCGGCAAGTTCGAGACGCTGATTGTATTCGGAGACCACGAGAACGACCGCATCACTCTTCTGGATGAGATGCGGACCAGATTTCACGGAAGCATCAAACATGTGCGCCCCGAGGATTACCGTGACTGCAAGGACGCCAATGAGCTTCTGCAGAAGTATGGAAAGCAGGCCGTCATAGACGCAGTGGAAAATGCCGTGCCGGTCAAGAGCCCAAAAATCAAAAAGCTGTCGGAAGTGAAACGGAAGAATATGTCCCAGATGGAATGCATCACGACAGGGATCCGCTCGCTGGACAGGATGATCGGAGGTTTTTACTTTGGCACGCTGGTCGTCCTGACCGGCAAGCGGGGACTCGGGAAGTCAACGCTCGGCTCTCAGTTCGGGACGTTCGCAATCAATAGCGGGTATCCGACATTTTTTTACTCTGGCGAGCTAATGGACTGGTATTTTCAGGACTGGTTCGACCGGCAATGCGCAGGACCCGAGCGCATTCACAAAGACGAGTCTACGCTCGGATACGTGAGTTACTCCGTCAAAGATGCTTATGCGGACCAGATACACGCATGGTATGACGAGCGCTGCTATATCTACGACAGCGCCATAGTGACGGAAGATGAGGAAACAGAGACTATTGCGGAGACGATGGAGTCCGCCATCAAGCAATACGGCTGTAGGGTGCTCGTTGTAGACAATCTCATGACGGCCATGGATGACGATTTAAGCGTTGACCTTTACCGCCAGCAGACCAGATTCGTGAACAGATTGACGGAGATGGCAAAAGCATATGACGTGCTGATTATTCTCGTGGCGCACCCGAGGAAGACCAACAGCGACAACCTCGAAAATGACGATGTAGCCGGAAGCTCGAACATCACAAATCTGGCGTCCGTGGTCCTCAGCTACGGAGAGCCGCCAAAGAACAAGGACGGCACGCCCATGCAGGAAGACGGCCCCGATCGGGTGCTGACGGTCTCAAAGAACAGACTGAACGGCAGAGTCGGCAAGGTCGGGCTGTGGTTCGAAGAAAAGAGCAAGCGGATATCCGAGAACGGCAAATATGAATGGACGCTCGGATGGGAAGGCGGACAGGATTTTGAGCCTGCGGATGATTTGGACGGGATACCGTTCTGAGGTGCGCCATGGACTTAAAAGCATATCACGAACTAACAAATGACGCCTGGCGCTATTTTCGGAAATACGCCGAGCAGATACCCATGACGAACGAAGTGTGGTCTGCAGCGGTCGAGGAGCTGAATGAGATACTCGTCAAGCATGACGGCACCCAGCGCATGACACGCAGAACCATGATGGGCATCATAGATGAGTTAGAGCATTTGGATAGGGAGGCAAAAGGAAAGGAATGACAGACGACACGAAGAGAGCACTGGAAATACTCAAACCCATAGCGGACGAGCTCCGCATCGAGATGAAAGCGACCGACAAGCTGCTGATTATGAACGGGCAGGCCATCGGGATCGCGTGTAACAGCACACACGCCACGCTGTTAGAAGCGATCGGCTGGATATTCATCGAGCGGTACATGAAAGACTTCCGTGATGTCTACATTGAACCGGACGAGCTGAACGATACCGTGAAAAGGTACTGGGCGAGCAAGGAAGTGCTGCAGAAAATCATGGGGGCGGAGGAATGAACAGGAAAGAAGACACAGCCCGCCTCGACGGCATGGCCTACGCTCTGCGGACGATCAAGCAGAACGGCGTGGAAGCCTTCGAGCGAGAGCTTGCCATGCGAGGACGGCGTGGTCTGGCCATACCCGTCAGCCAGGCGGATTTGGTGGCAGGCAGTCAGCGGATAAAGGAAATGACGTTGGACACCGTTCTGACGTTGGCGGTTGCAACACTGCATGACGAGTGGCAGTTCGGAAAGAAGCGGTGTAAGCGGTTCGCCGACAGGTACAGTCTGAAGGCGTCATGTCTGGCGGACAATCTGGTCAGTTGGGACGATTACACGCAGATGATAAAGGACGAACTCGATTTGAAGATTGAGATTCGGCTGAATGATTAAGGAGGTGATGGCTTGCCTTTAGATAACACGCAGATGACACTGCAGGACGTTGATGACGAATACAAGGCATTTATTGATAAGTTCAAGCCAAAGAAGGCCACAGACGACTGCTATACGCCCGATAACGTATATACGGCGGTTCTGCGGTGGGTAGTCGATGAATACGGCATTGATGCGGAGAAGGTCGTGCGTCCGTTCTGGCCCGGTGGGGACTATGAGCGGGAAGAATACCCGGAAGGGTGCACGGTGGTGGACAACCCGCCATTCAGCATAATATCGGCAATATGCCGCAGGTATCAATCGAGCGGGGTTAAGTTCTTCCTGTTTGCTCCGTATCTGACAAACTTCAGCAGTCAGATGACTGGGTGCACGCACATCATCACCGATATTGATGTGATGTATGAGAACGGCGCAACCGTCAACACAGCCTTCGTCACGAACCTGCAACCGGGCACAGAGGTCAGAACGGCCCCGGCACTTCGGCAGGCCATATATGAAGCGGACAGGGCGAATCGCTCACAGGTGCGGAAAGAACTGCCAAAATACACATACCCGCCGAACGTAATAACGGCGACCATGATCGGATACCTGTCGAAGTACGGGCAAGAGTTCTCCGTGTCGTCAGATGAATGCTTTTTTATCCGACAGCTTGAGAGTCAGAAGGCGACAGGCAAGGTCATATTCGGGTCGGGGTATCTGATATCAGAGAAAGCCGCCGCAGAGAAAGCCGCCGCAGAGAAGGCTGCCGCAGAGAAAGCCGCCGCAGAGAAGGCTGCCGCAACAAGATGGCCGCTCAGCGAGCGGGAGATAGACATCATCAAAGCATTGAGCGGGATCAATCCCTATCAAGAGTAACCAGTTATCAATCCCGGCAACCCCACAAAACTACATATTCCACGATGGAAAGACAGGCACGTACAACAAACCAATGCACTTATGAGAGAGGAGGAACCCTCTTATTACTGCGAACAAAAATAAATCCTCCCGAGCCGGGCGGGAGGGGGAGGTGTGAGCATGGCAAGCAAGAACATTGAAGTCTGGACGGACTACGACAGCCAGAACATCTGGACGCTTCACATCCGCAAAAAGCGGGGCAAGTTCACGCTTGACGAGATAATCGAAGCCTGTACGGAATATGAGCAGGATTTTTATCTGCTTGTGATTTGCGCCATGGACAGGGACATGGGCCAGTATTATGACATGGATGACCTGCAGGGCGATTATGTGACACTGTACAGGGCGGATGATTTTTTCAAGTGGAGGGAGAAGGGATGAGTGACAACCTAAAGCCTTGCCCATTCTGCGGGAACAAGAAGCCAGAAGCATATCTTGCACACCCGCAGTATAAAGGCAAGAAAGACGAAAGCAACTGGTGCTATTGGTGCGTAGGCTGTTCCGAGTGCGGCGCATGGTTTGAAATCGGATACACGCCGCCGAGAACATTAGAGGACGCATATCGTGAAGCTGTTGAGGCATGGAACAGAAGGGAGGGCACATGAGCGATTTAATCGACAGAGCCGAAGCAATCAGCAGAGCCGTAGAGCTCCGCATGTACGGCAAGCCGGTGAAGATGGTGGCGGTCAGTGAGCTGGAGAGATTGCCCAAACGTGGCGAAACAACCCTGCCAGAGCAGGCAGATTCGGACAGGTTGGGGGTAGAAACAGGGGAAACATGTGCGGATACCATAAGCAGGCATGCGGCGAAAGAAAGACAGCTTTGGTATTGGCGAAAAGAGATGGAATCATGCCATAGAAGAATGCGCATTTATAAAAAAGGGACAGAAAAATATAATCACTGGAGACAGCGCTATGAAGGCGCAGTAAAGACCTATAACGAGCTATCTGGCATGAATTTGGAGGTGGAGGAATGAGCGACTTAATCAGCAGGCAAGCGGCGATTGATGCACTCCATATGCACTTAATGTACCGCATGGGAACGGATAGCAATAAAAAACGGCTTGATGATTGGATTAACAGTTTGCCATCCGCACAGCCCGAAGAACGCACGGAAGAACGCACGGAAACGCACGCGTGCGATTTAATCAGCAGACAGGCGGCGATTGAGACGATAGGAATCCTTCTGGAACAATCAGAAGATGATGAGCATGACAAGACATGGAACAATGCTATTAGGAGTTCGATAAATGCGGTCAAGCATCATTTGCCATCCGCACAGCCAGAAATCAGCTGTTCGGAAATCCCGAACAGTTCGGACGCTATCAGCAGGCAGGCGGCGATGGTTGTTATTAAATGTAGCGGACTTGATGACGATAGCAAAGACACTGTCGTGAGAGTGCTTGAACAGTTGCCATCCGCACAGCCAGAAGTCATCCGGTGTACAGAATGTAAGCATTATCGAGAGTACGATTCAGAATATGTTGCAAACGCTGTGGTTGTACAGTGTATGGCAGACAGATATCCAATAAGCGAAACAATACCAGATGGATGGTTTTGCGCAGGCGCAGAAAGGAAAGATGATGAGTGACTTAATCAGCAGACAGGCGGCGATTGATGTCGTAGAAGAAATGCAAACGCCGATTATGCGTACAACCTGAAACTTGAGGGAAGAAGGAGGGCGAGTGATGTATTTATCCACAGCAAATATGCAGGAATATCTCGGGAAAACACTGGACGCAAGAAAGCGGATATTAGGTTCCTATCCGTACAAGGTAACTCAAACGCCGTCAGGAGAATATCTTGCGGTTGATAGAGCAGGGGTCGGATTAGTTATTGCGGAGCCGAAAGATAAATTTAACCAGATTTATTTTGATATTGTTGATGGTGTTGAGATACAGGAGGGTGAGTAATGGAAGAATTGAAACCGTGTCCGTTTTGCGGAGGGAAAGCAGAGTTGTATGAAAGCGAGGCGTACAACCTCAAAACAGAGACAAAGGAAAAGGACATTCGTTGGTTCGTAATGTGCGAACAATGCACGGCACTGACGTGCGGAGCGCTGAAGAAAA